GTTCACCTGAATGATGATGTGTTCGGATGCAGGTGGATTATTGATCTCAACCGGTGGCTTCACGGTGGCATCCCAGCGGCCGATAGTGGACGTCGGCATGTCTGTAGTTGATGACACTCGCAGGATTGCCCCAACACAGTTGTCAGTCAGGACAGATGTGCTGAATGTGGCAGTGACCCCGGAGATTGAGACAGTGCCATCATGCAGTTCCTCAACGTCTGTTTGAGCCCAGCGCGGAGTGTAGAGGTAGCGGTACTGCCGGGTTTCAACCGGTGTGGATGACAGCCAGATCTCCCACCGGCCTGGGCGCTGGCGTGACTGGATTAGGGAGAATGCTGTTGGGCTGCCAACAATGTTCCATGCTTCATTGTGCCAGAAGTTATCCTGTGTGAGAATTCGTGCCATCCGGCTGCCGAGCTGGATGTCCGTCACTTCCTGCAGATCGGAAACGTCGTAAGGCAGGAGGTATCTCGTTCGAACGATCCGGTAAGCCGTGCCGGCGGTGATGTCCTCGATCGGTCCCTGAATGGGATCCATGATCAGAACTGAATCACTGACACGTCGCTGGACTTCGTATTTCTTCATGCCGATCGACACTGAGCAGAAGTCAGCATCACTTGGCCATGTGCCGTCTGTCAGCGTCATTTCGCGGGTGGTGGCGTCAAATTCGACGGTCCCGGTCTCGTAGATCGGCGATGTAGAGAACATCCCCATGCGCTGCAGAAACTCCCAGTCGTGGTACGTTGGGAGTTTATTGCAGGCATCCTTCACAGCGCGACGTAGTTTACGTGCCACCTCAGCAACGTCTTTCCCGTCGAGGGAGAACACGTCAATTAAGTGGTCAATTGCATCGCGATATGTGAGGTAATTGGACATCGGGATTTCTTACAGACTGTCGAGTGAATCTGGCTGTTTCGTTGGCTTTGTCTGTTTCTGGTTGGCAGGGGCTGCCAGTGGTGCTGATAGTGCAGGTGGCGACTGTGGTGCTGGCTTCTTGCCCTGCTCCAGCACAGCAATCCGCTGCTCCAGTGCCACAATCTTTTCCAGGCTGGCGTTCAGCCGCCGGATCAGATCATTGAGATACCGCGGAGCCATGACCGGCTGACGGATGCTCATTGCGACCCCTTGTTCGATCTGACTTATCTCAGAGTCGGTCATCGGGCCACGTTCCAAAACTGCTGTGTCGCTCATTTCTTATTCGATCCATGTTGATGAATGATTTGCTCGCGCAGAACACGCTGATCCTTGCGAGCAAGATCCGGATTTTCCTTAATTTTTTGCTGTCGAATCCGTTCGACAATTCGCGGGTGAAGGAAGTTCTTTTTCTTCCGTGGGCCTGTTGCTTCCCCTGTGATTGAGATCTCGCCGTCCACTGTCTTCCGGCGTGACTCGAGTGTTCGCCGGAGATCCCCAAGTCCCTGTGAGTGATTTACTATTGCACGAGGATCACCAAACTTTTCTGCGACGGTTGGGATGTAATGATCATCCGATTTAAGGTTGTAACCGTTTGCGGCAAGTGCCTTTCGGAGCCGCTCGACGGCCCGGGTGTCACCGTTGTGCCGATCGAGAATGGATCGACCGTGACGGTTCTGGTCCTGGATGAATACACTGTCTGTGATTCCGACCCCCATAGAAGACTCACCGATGGCATAGGCACACAACTGGACAGCGATTTTTTCGTTTCCATCGTTCGCCTCGAGGCAGGATAGATAGTGATCCATAACAGGGATTGATCCGGCGCGGGTGACAAGACCACGTTCATGCCACTGAAGGATCTCCTGCGGGATGTCGATTGTGTTCGATTTGGACATTTCAAAAACCTCAGAATCCATGAACCAAAGCATGCGGAGCATCGTCAATCCAGATGTTCACCTTTATGCCTCGATCCTCCATTGTTTGTAATTTTGACTTGAGATTGCAGAAGACAACCAGGATCTCAATGCGGTGTACTGAGAACCGGTTTTTGATTTCCTTGAGACTGTTGTCTGAATCTCGTCTTGATGTAACACAGTAAACTGTATGGGATTTTTTCAGTGCTGAGTGAATGAATGCTGCCCACAGGTGTTCGTCGGCTGTGAACGTGTCATCAAAATCAATTGCGATAATCAACCCCATTACGTTTTTCCACCACGTGTCGCTCTCTTTCGTGCCTGCGTGTTCTTAATGGCCCCCTGCTCCTTCATGGCCTTCTCTTTGATCGATGCTTCTGCCTCATTGAATAGAAGTTTCTGCACCAACAGTTCCTGATTCCCCAGCATCTTCTGGTCGTGTTCCTGCTGCTTGTGCTTCAACTGCTGCCGGAACTTGACTTCTTCAGTGAGGACTTCCTTCATCTTGTCCTGACCACCTTCGCCACCTTCACCGCCTTCAGATCCCATCTCAGCAATCACAGCAACAGCATCGGCCTGTGCTTTCTTGGCCATTGCCTGCTTCTGAGCAGAGTCTGACTGGATGTTCTCAAGTTCAGCCTGCTGTTGTGCCTGCTGCAACTGCATGGCCTGTTCGTCAACCGGTGGCCGCCACTCATCAAACCCATCAGCCAGTTTTGCCAGTGCCGGCATCTCCATGGAGTCCGACACCTGGGCAAGGAAGTCACGAAGCGGCTTGGTTTTTCCGGTCTCCTGAGCAAACATTTGAACGGTCGGCATGAGGTATTGCTGCAATGCCTGCACATTGGCCGTGTCGCGTTCGTGGTTCGGACGGCGAACATCGGATGCCTCAACTGTCGCCTTCATTTCCCGCATTGCCTGTTCAATCGGCATGGGCTTCAGCAGTGCATCCCACTGCGAAGCACCGTACCCGCCGAGCAGGTGTGTCAGTGACACCCCTTCGACGTACATCAGGGCGGCAAACATCTCGAGCTGTGAGGCATCGGACATCCATGCCGCCACGTCCTTTGACATCTTCTCCGGCCGGATGTTGGCTGCCTCAGATCGGGTGCGAATGTCAGACGCCACGCGGACCTGTGTTGAGGAAATGCCGTACTGGAGTTCCGTCAGGCCCACTCGCTTATCGAATGCGGATCCGAGCATCTCAATGGCTTGTAGCAGGTCCGTATTCTGCCGTGGTGCTTGCAGATACTGAATTACATCGCCAATGGACTTGTGGACAGACTCATTGATCGGCACCAGTTCAGTAGTGTCTTCTGAGTCCAGTGCTGCCTTAATATCGCCCAGCGCCGACTTCAAATACCCGATGAGTTGCTTTCGGTTGTTCCATGCCTGATCCACGTACGCAGATGTGAGGATATTCAACGCGATCAGTTCCCCGAGTCCCGGGGCTGCAGGTGCCAATGGCCATGGAGAATTCGACAGTTTGTTGACTGACAGCATAGCCACCGGCCAGCGGTTATCTTTCCAGCACGGGAAGATGTCGCCGTAGTCAGCAAATCGCCACTCAAACATCGATTTCGCGTCTTCATCTGTGGCGGCATTCTCTCCGAAGAACCGGTCAGGTGGTGCATTCAGTGGGAACGGAACACCCTTTGCAATACACAGGTACGCATAATCACCGATGGCTTCATCCATCTGGTCAGTCATGCTGTGTGTGAACTGAGAAGCCCGCGGCCCGACACCACACTTTGACCAGATTTCCCACCATTCGATCCGGTCATGTGTGGTGCGGGTTGTGGTATCGCGGTTTCCATGCTGCTGAGAAGCATTATTCCGAGAGATTTGCTCGAATGAAGAGACGTTCCCCTTCCCGGAGAGTGACCCTTTTGGCAGTTTGAATTTCTTCTCGACCTGCCAGATCGGTGTCACATGACGCAGCGCGATGTAACCAGCGGTTTCCAGCAGCGGATCATTGCAGTCTGGGTCCACGTAGAAGTTATTGACCGTCTTGAACCGGAGTGCCGTGAATTTCTGGTCGGAGCCCGGGAACGAATAAGTTTCAGGCCACAGCGTCCCGAGTCCCTTGATAAGCATTTCCTGCACGGCGAGGTTGCCATGGATCGCTAGCCCGCCGGGCTGTTCGCGCTGGGACCAGTCTAAGTAGTTCGACATCATCGAGTTGCCGAATGATGTCATGGCCTGCTCAATGCCGTCCTGTGCGAGAACCTGCTGAAACACCTGCTGCACAGATGGGTCATTGGGATCACCGAACATCTCTGGCTTGAGCTCCAGTGTTCGTTGAGACATCACCTTCCGCTTTGGATACTGCCAGAACAGGTGTGGCCCGTATATCGAAACGAATTCATAGAGCTTCGCGATGGTGATTCGGAACTTTGGGGACGGCAGCCGACCAGAGAAGTAATCCCGGTTGAATTGCTTGTCCCACATGAATCCTGCACCGGCCTCATAAAAGTCGGAGCATTGTTTTGCAATCTTCTCGAACCGCAGTTTTGACGTACGCGCGGCTGCCAATCGCTCTGTCCAGATATCGACGAGCGGTCGGTAGTATTGCGAAGTCAGATCTTTTGCGGATTCGTACACGGCGGTTTACTTCTTGGTTGTGGCGAGTTCTGGTTTGGCTGGTACAGCCGGTGCGGTCTTTGGAAGTGGAGACACTGTTCTGTTCCATGCCCACCCGCCGTTGCGTTCTCGATCGAATTCAGTGGCCTTACCGTCCATGTGCTTCGATGCAAAGGCGTACCCGATGTTCCCGACGTAGTGGAGTTCCAGATCTACGGCTCGCTGAGAGTCGGAGTCCTGAAGCACCATGGCCGGGACTGGCTTCGCGCCACGGTCAGCAAGTGGGTAGAAGAACACCCAGTCGCCAGCCTGCGGGATGTTTGTCTCGTCGGTCAATTCTTTTTTACTCATGTCGCTCACGTCGCTATTCCAACAGGGATACTGCTGCCCTCACGCGAACGTCGCGATTGGGCCTCATTCAGTCGTTCTTTCCATGCGCGGGTGTTCGCGTCGAGAATCTGGTCGGCTGACTGTGGTGGCTCAACGTATGTCGGATGGCGACTGAGCCAGTATTCCACACAGCACCGAAGGTCATCAACCTGCTTGTCTGCTGGATCCTCGAGCGGATTCCCCTGGTTGTCCGTCTTGCGGCGGTTGCGGGTCATCTGCTTGACAGTTTCCGGGCACCGGCTGGTGATGATTCGCAGTTGCGGCCGTCCGCACTGACGCATCCGGAGGGCCGTTCGGACCAGTGTTGACCGCTGTTTGAAGTCTGGATCCCCGGGGATGAAGTGGGCAATGCCGCCGGATGATATTGAGATGATCTTCTTTGACTCGAAGGCTGTCTCGTACTGCCGGCCGATGGTGAATGAGAACCCCATTGGCGTCTGACGTGCAGCCTGACCGTCAATGATCATTCGCTCGAACATCGTATTGTGCTGCATTTCAGCAATCTTGGCAGCCATCATGTAAGCGTCGAGACGGCGGATGAAGATCTCGTTGTACAGGATCAGGTACGGCTCATTGTGGTCCCACATTTCCTGTGGCGGGATCGTGCCAAACAGGACAGCAGGTTTCACGGTCCCGGGGTCCACGATAATTTCGCGAGTCCAGTTCTCAGGCGGCTCCCAGTTGTTGTTCGCAAGGGCTTCCGTGACAGCGTCGTTCATGGACTTGTCGGCGTATTCAACACAATGGAAGTCTGAAGAGAACTCGCTGTAAATGGCAATGACACGGTCAGACCGAACGCCCTGAATACGCACGAGCTGGGCACGTTCGCCGGACATCCTTTCGTTGGCTTCTGCCTTTTCCTTCTCGCCAATGAACGGGTTTTTGGCGAGTGTGACACGATGTGTGCGGGTTGTCACATCTTCTGGCAGTCGCTCATTGCGGGCAACTTCCTGCTCCTGCATTGCAGCCCGGTCGTCAACCTGACAGAACGCCGCTGATTCGTCGCGCGAGATGGTTGACCAGCACATTCGCCCTGCATTATCGAGCAGTCGCATGGCATATTCATCGTAGTATTCATCATAGACGAGGTTCTCGTCCATCCAGATCTCATCGACTGGATCCCCCTGCTTGACTTCTGATGAGTTGGCATAGGCGAAAATCTGCGTGCCGTTCTTCAGTGTGACTGATTCAAACTGGTACAGATTCGCGTGATACCATGCCACGTCGAGGATATCAGATGCAGGATCAATTTCCCGCATGATGTTGAATCCGGGGATCAGTGGCGGCGCGGGCTTGCGATCAGACCGTTTGCAGGTCTTGTCTTCCTGGAACAGCACTGGATTCCACGCGCGCCACCAGCCAGTGCGTTTATCCTTCACCATGGAGA